TCTTGCAGCTATAGCGGCAACTCGCTCAGCCATTTTAACGGCATCGGCAGCCTCACTTTTAGCGAGCTCTGTTAGTTCAGCCTTAGTTAATTCAACTTCGAGCACTTCGCCAGTCTCTACGTTATGGATAATTTTAGTAGTCATTAACTTACTCCCCATAGTGTGTAAGTCCCACCTGCAAAGGTGCTAGATGAGAGGCTAAGGTTAATTTCTGAAATCGCCGTAAGTGTTCTAACCGCAAATTGAGAATCGTTGATAACGGGTAATCCGGATCCTGTGCCACTTCCATCGGCGCAATTACCTTCTCCTAGAACTGACACCATCTTAAAGGCAGTAGACGAGGCGTAATTAGGAAAATCTAAAATATACACATTACCGTTATTACCCGTTACTGGGCGGTAATATGTCCACTCGATTTGATTTTCGCCTGTGTAATAAGCTTCTCTAATCGCGCCGCTTCGGCCTTCAACTGATAACCCATCGTAAATTGCTGAGCTATTGTTATTAACCTTAAAACGTAATCCGACAATCGCATTAACTTGCACATTATCTAAAACTAATCTAAGGCTTTTATATGTACCGGCGATTGATCCAAGAGTAGCTGTACTGCCTGACAAAGTGCCGGTAGCAATTTGTGTCATACCACCGGATGAGGCAGTAGTCCAAGATGGAGCAGTGGCTCCACCATTTACGGTAAGTACCTGGCCAGCGGTACCAATTCCCAAACGAGTTACGGTACCTGATCCAGTTGCGTAGATTACGTCACCAGCTGTAGTTACTGTAGATTTTGGAATAGCTGCATTAGCTAAATCGTAAGAAGTTTTAACGGCGTTAGCAGTAGCCGCTAAAGTTGTAGAAGTGCTCGAGGTTGAGTCTGATAATTGCACTGCGCCAAGGTTTGAGGTAGTGCCGCTAAGAATACCTACGGTAACTGATCCTGAGGTACCTCCTCCAGTAAGAGGGCTAGTTACTGATACTCCGGTAATATCACCGTCTGCATTTGTAACCCAGGTAAAATCCATATCTGTATTTGAGTTTTTACTTAGTACCTGCCCTGTAGTACCGCCCTTAAGATCGACCAGTGAGGCATCGATAGAATCACCGAGAGCCTCGATAGCTGTAGCGCCATCTTTTACGAGGTCGGTCGAAGTAGGTACGGGCCAGTTAAAGTTAGGCGTTACTGTTGCCATTAGGTTAAACCTCCGAAAGCATTTTGCCATATAAGGGTAGCATTTACGCCGGTCCAAACCAAGGATCCGGGCGAAACTGTCTCCCACTGTGGCGCGACCAGTGAGAAATCTGTAGGGCTTAAAGTAAGGGTTAGGTCTACATAACCCGGAGTAGCTTTAATAGCGTACCCCTCGACAAAGCCATTAAAAGAGCCGTTAAACATATTGATAGGTAAATCGTTAATTACTACCGGCTCGCCAAAAAAAGCGTTTATCAGCTTATCTCGCTCAATATCGGGTAACTCTGAGTTATCTAGTCTAAAAGTAATGCTCTGTAGCTGCTCTCGAGGGATAGCTCTAAGCCCTAGCTCTCGAGTCATAAGCGTATTTACATCGGCTAAGTTATGTAGGTTAGTCGTTACGCTGACTTGATACCGCCCATAGTTAGCGATGGAATCAGCATCTAGGGCCGTAGCTTGGCTGTTGTAATTATTGCCATAGTTAAATACCAGGGAGTTACGGATTTTGCCTATTTGCAGAATAGTTTTTACGGTAGAGGGTATAGCGTAATTGGCCGAAATTGTCGTATAGCCGTTAGTGGATAAATACTGGGTACGGTGATCGGTATCGGCGTAGCAGACTCGGCCGGCTTTATCCTCGTAAATCTGCCCTTGGGCGCTTTGTGCTATCTGAGCACAGAGGTTATAGCTACTAGCCGGCTCAGCGGATCGAGCTATCATCTCGTATAAACCCGGTTGGTCGATTTCGCCTAAACCTACGTTTTCGGCATTAGCCCAGGTAGTCGTAGGATCATAGTTAAACCACTGTAAAGCAGGCGCTACCTCAAACCACGAGTTAATAAGTAGCTCGTTAAGTATGTCGTAGATTTGATTTCCATCCTCATCCTTAATTAAGGCATCCGGAAAGAGGGCTTTAGTAAGCTTAGAAAGAGAGCCTACGGCCAATATATTACCAATTGTTATAAACCCGATTTCCTCAGGCGAGCGTACCGAAATACCAAAATCCGATACCGCGCCTCCAAAAACGGGTACATAGGCTCCGGCGCTATTCTTAAGCTCTAGGGTTAAAACATCGGTTACGTCAATATCAAAAGGGGTATTATCGACGTTAATAATCTCCATACGAGCGTAGCCGGCGTTACATTGTAAATCTATATCATCGCGGCCAGTAGCCATATTTACCGATAGGACATTATCGTAAACTGTTGTGCCTACCGTAATCCTCCACTCGGGGAGCCAACTAGACATAATACTGGCCTGCGCCGCGGTTTACCGAGGTGCCGCGATAAGTAGACTGATTAAGTACATCCTCGACCGCTCGAGCGATAGCCTCCGGATCTCCTACGCCTGCGTTAATAGTTACGTTCGTAGCAGTTGGCATATATTTATACATAGGGTCATAAGCAAAAGTACTTGAGGAAGTATCAAGTTTAGGCATTTCGGTAAGCGTTTTTTGTAATGACTCTACAGCCTTAGCCCAAGGTGTACCCGATCCAAACTGAGACTCCATACCGCCACCTTTAGATGGATCCGGAATCGAATACGCAAAACCGCTGGCATTAGTTAGAGGTGCAACTGCACTTGGGGTATTACGACCGTTAAAACTAGACAAAGGATCATATTTTTCACCGTTTAACAAAGCTAAATATTCTTTTAATGCCTTTAGGCGATTGGCATCGGCCTCAGCCTGGGCCTTAGCTACCCGATCAATCATAGATAGCTCGGAGGACTCAAGTAATAAAGCAGCTGTAGCCTGCGCGTTATAGGTATTACTAATCGCGGCTAATCGGGCTATCTCGGTAAGCTGAATCTGTACACGCTCGTTATATGACTCCTTGGCCGCCAAGGCACCTGCAGCAGTGATAGCGGCGTTATATTTCTTAAACGCCTCCTCTCGTGCCAGCTCCTTATCGCCTTCGGCCATCTTGCTACGATTTATAACCTGTAGCTCGGTAATAAGTTGGGTATTTAGAGAGTCGAGAGTAGCGTTACTAATTGTCTCTACACCGGCTAGGCGCTGTAAATCGGCGCTTTTCTGAAAGTTAGCAAGCTCTTTTATTTTCTTAAGAGCCTCATCGCCTTTATCCTCCTCGATGAGCATAAGAGCCTCAAGGCGTAGTTTAGTCTCTTTGTCATACGTAGCCTGTAAAGCGGCGGCTAGTGAGATCCGGGTACTGTCAAAAGCGGCAGCCGCTTTAGATAGTGAAATCTTAGTCTTTTCTGCCTTAGCCGCCTTAGCTCTTTCAGCCGCTAACCGCTTTTGGTTTGCTAGCTCTTTTGCCGTAGCGGCTGCTCTTTGTTTATTTAACCTGGCCTCTGCTACTGAGTCTTGTCCACCCTCAAACATACGTCGAGCTCGAGGTCTAGGTCTACCCGTAAACCCGGTTGGATCACCCTCGATAATTAAATCTGCTAAAGGCTGAGTAAACTTAATAAACTTTTCCAAGCCGCTAGCAATAGGACCGAATATAGCTCCTACACCTTTACCAAACTCAGCTAAATTAGTTAAAGCCTCTGAGGTATTAGTAGCTAATTCCTCCATATCATCAGATAACTCCTGTACAGAAGTATTACCCGATAAAATCATAAGCGAATTGATAAGCCCGCCGCCTATAATTTCCTGAGCATTATCGGCAGCTTCACCTAATACGCGCATCTTGCCGCTATAAGTAGTTAGTTCGGCCTCAGCTGAGCCCTCAAAGGTTTTAGTTAATAGGGCTACGGCATCCTCAAACTTTAAGGTTTTAAGCTCGGACTGAGTAAGGCCTAGGTTATATTTTCTTAAGCCTCGAGTATTACCTACGTATGCCGCTGCGAGATCCTGATTTACGGTAAGTAAATCCTGGCCCGATCCTGCAGCTATTCCTAGAGATAGGTTTAGTAGCTCTGTAGATTTAGCGGCTGAGGCTGTAACGCCGATTAGCTTTTGGAAAGCCTCGCGTAATACTTCGCCTTGGATACCGTACTTAGCCGAGATAGCATCTAGGTTACGCTCAATCTGAGGTACCTCAAAAGCAAGCCCTAGGTTTTTTACTACTTGTGTAAGGCGAGCCGCGGACTTCTCATTTTCTGCAAAAGCCTTAACGGCATTTTTGCCGTAATTGGCTAGAGCGGCAGCGCCGAAAGTAACTCCAAAAGCTCGACCTAAGCTCTTTACGCTTTTCTCAAACCCGGAGATTTGTTTTTGACCTTTACCCAGGGCTTTACCGTCAAAGGTAGTTACTGCGCTTACGACTAAGCTAGGAATATTTAGCGCCATTATGCGGCCTTTGTGTAACGGCCTTGGTTAAAGGCGTTTACTGTTTTCTCAATAGCTCGTATTACTGCAGCTTGAGCTTTACCCTGATCCTCAGCCCAGGCTCTAAAAATCATACGGCCGCGCTCCTCGCGCTTATCGCCATAGAGAGGACCCATACGGCTAATAAAGTGAGCGCCTGCTCCTGGGTTATTAGACTTACTGCTAGCGGATCCGCCCGGATTAGCTCGGCCGGCAGTCTCATAGATAGCACCGGCGGCAGACTTATTAGCTACGTAGTACAAAGCTCGCCACCCATTTCTATTACGTGAGCCTGCAGGCTGAGCGTAGTAGATGCCTTTTTTAACCGTTTCATAATCATAAAGCGGAAAGAGGCGTACTCGGCCCTCGGTGTTAAGGGTTCTAAACGCCGAGTTTTTAGCCGTAATAGTTTTACCTCGAGTGTTTTCGTTCCAGCCGTATAGGTTATCGGGCTGAGGTGATGGAGCATAGCCTCGAGCCTTATCCCTAATGGGAATCATTACGGCTTTAATCTGAGCGTTCATTTCTTTGAGTAGCTCAGGATCTACTTTACGGATGGCTTTAAGAGTAGTTCTAACGCCTTTTACCTCTATTGGCATTTCTCTCAGCCTCCTTATTTTGATCGTTTAATACTTGTATTAACATCTTGTACATCTCTGTATCGAGATCGAGGACCGACTCAGGCGAGATTCCTAACCTAATAGATAGCTGGGCTACCTGATAAGTAAGGGAATCTCGCCCTAGTCTAAAGGTTCATCGTCTAGGACCTCGACCTTTACTAACGTATCCAGAAACTCAGGGCCGAAAGTTTTTACCACTACTCCGCTAGAGCGTAAACACTCGTGAGCAAGGTAGAAAAGATCGGTCTGCTTTTCATCCTCACGAAAAGCTTTATGAAAACCTTTTTTTGCGTAGAGCTCAAACAGGTACTCAATCCGAGGGGTTATCTGATGCTCAGTAACCTCGCCGGTAGCCCTTGTTATTTTGAGTCGTGCCATTTGTTGCCCCTTTGTTAGTTGGTTAAACCGTAGTGTCTACTACGATCTTTGAGTTACACGTAAACGTAATCGATTGGGTACTAATGTCCCCGACGGCCCCGTTAATGTCGGTGGTGTTGTTCACCAAAATCGTAGTTTGATATTCCGGATTTGTAGCCGAAATAGCTGCGCTTGTCTGCTTAAGTGTTAGCGGCACTGTAGTACCCCAGGCACCTTGAAGAGTCGCTAGGACTTCACCGGCTGCAGTATCGTTTAAGAAGTCAAGAGTTACTGTAGAAGTCTCCAGGCCTTTTGTATAACGTCTGGAATCGTCCCCCATAGCTGTGACTTCCAGCTCCTCAAATACGCGGTTAATCGTTGCGCTTGTTACGTGATCGGAAAGGTCTACCGAGTTAAGGGTTACGACCACTCCATTTGATAAGAATATAGCCATTAGCCTATTCCTCGCTTTCGGTTGTAGTTGGTGTTGGTGTTGGTTTTACTTTTGCTACTTTGACCGGTTCAGGCTCATCTACGATCTGCCCGATCTTTCGCAAAAACTTTAGGTCATCCTCTGTATATGCCATTTGTTAGCTCCAGCTCGTGAGAATTGAGATATTAAAATCGGCAGTAAGTAGGTCCCCACTTTGTACGCTAAGTACTGTAGGAGCCGACATACTGCCAATATTCATTACGATATTTGAGGCGGCTAGCTTATTAAATACTGCTACCGCTGTAGTCTCGATACCGTTGAGGTTGCCCTGATTATCGAGCATCGGCACCGTCATAATAATTTTTAGGTTTGCTAAAGGTGAGATAGCGTTATAGGTATTATTATTTGGGGTAATGTAATTATCCGCCGGAGCCACGATTACGCTATTAGCTGTAATAGTTGGAGGCGGAAAGCTGTAGGTATTCCATACGTTGGGATTAGCTAAAGCTGCAGCTACAGAGGCTCGGAGTGTAGTAATCGGTGCCGGCATTATCCGACCATACTATTAGGATTTTGATAGCCGGAAATAAGCCCCCTGATTTTTCCGATCATTGAGTTACCCATACGATAAGGCGAGGGACTGAAACCATCAATCGTTACGCCGCCGGTTTGGCTAACCTGCCTTGCCTGGAAAATATCTACTGCGAGGATCATCGCGGCCTCACGGATAGCCGGGGTAGTTGCGTAAGAGTTTGTTTTTGTATCTGCTCCTACGGCTGATCCATAAGGTAGTACACGTTGAAAATTAACGTCTGCGGCTGTCTTAGTAAATTGAATAAAGCTATAGCCGGCGGGCCAGTTCCAGTTATAAGGGTTCCATACAAGAGTAGGGATTTGATTTGTGGTTCCTGCGCTCCAGGGCATTGTGCCTGTAATTGTATAAGTGCCGTTAAAGGTTGAGCCGCACCCACTCAAGGTTACGCTCTGACCAGTAGTAAAAATCATAGGGTTAGCAATCATCGCGGTAGCTACGTTATTTTGTAGCGTTACTCCTACTACCGGAGCTGAGGCAAACCATAAAAACTGATTTAGGAGATCCTGCGCTGTTTGGCAGCACGTCTCGACTATATCGCTTGAGTACAGATTTTCAATTCCCAAGTTAGCGCGTAACTCGGCTTCGGTGACGTAAGTCGCTGGCATCTCTGTACTCCTATCTTAAAAAGGGCCGGTAGGGCTCAAAGGGCTAAGAGCCCTACCGACTATTCGTTTTATTGCTTAGATTTTCGCAAACTTGATAATACCGTTAGGCATTTTTGCGATAGTTGCCATAAAGCCGTAAATAGCGACCTGTACTTGTAGGTTAGATACTACGTTTACTGACATATAAGCCTGAGGTCCACGGTATACGGTGAAAGCTTCAGGAGCCAAGATAATGGCTGAGTTATCATCGACTGCAGTCTGTGTGAAGTTACGATCTACGTAGAGATCGAGTCCGAGTACGTTGCCGCGGATAGAGCCTGGGCCTACCTGTCCGGCTGCGTTCATTGGCTGGATAGCGTTATAAATTGGGCGCTTTGTTGTATCTGTTGCGCTCATTAGTAGCTGCCATTGTGCACCGTTACCGATGTAGTTCTGCGCGAAGTAACCGGTGTTTTCATAGACAAGCTTTGCAGCCTGTGAAGTGTAAGCGATAACTCCGTCGCTATCAGCTGTAGTAGCTGAGGCGTTAGTACCTGCAGCTAGTAGAGCTGTAAGTACTGCAGTATCAATAGAAGTTAGATACGCATTTTGGAGCTGATTTGTAAGCTCTGCATAGAAGTTGGGATCTGATCTCTCGAGAAGTTCTACGGAAATCGTATTCATACCGGCGTACTTAGATACGGTCCCGGTTAAATATTCCGTTACCATCCCTGTATTAGATACGTTACCTGCTTCGGCCTCGACTGTAACGGTTGGCGCTACGCCTGAACCGCCACCAGCTGAGGTAACGAGTGAGGGCACGTTAATAGTCATACCCTGGGCCGGTAAGGTACCTTGTGAGCAGGCATCGATAGCCGGAGTACCAAAACGTGTATTAGTTACAAATTCTGATAGGTACTGGGTTGGATTAAACGCCGGGTTTGTAGAAAAACTATCATCGGCTGCGGTTACGTAGAGACGTGATTCATCGCTACCTAGTGCAGCTTTAATCTTGTGCTCTGTATATGTAGCCATAGAGACGATAGGAGTACGGACTCGCTGAGAGTCTAGTACTGATGGACGGATGATTTTACGAGCTGCCTCGACTTTTTCAGCCTCGGCCGGTGCATCTACCGGGGTTTCCTCCGGTGTATTTTCTGGGGCTGTAGTCACAGCTTCCTCGCTTTCGGTTTCTGTTTCTTTTTCAATCTCTACGATCGTCGTAGAAATAGTAGTAGTTTTTTCTTTTGTACTTGTAGCAGCTTCAAGAGCTACACGTGCGGCCATAATTTCATCGACGGATGCGCTAGAAAACGCGGCGCTCTCGACAAGCGACACTTCTTTGAGGACCGCCTCCGTGACGAGCAGGTAATCGCCCATAGGCTTCGAGGCAGTTACATCTACCCCAACGGATAAGCCTGAGACGAGATTTTCCTGCGCTAGTACGAGTGCATCTTGTCCTCGAGTGCTACTCGAAAGCTTAAACGATCCGTAAACGCCGGCGGTAGAGTCACTAAACGAAATTGCTCGGCCTACCGGTTTATCCTGTTGATGCTGCGACAAAAGCTTAATAGCACTTGCATCCGGAATAGCAATAGAGCCGCGCTCGAACATTACCGGGCCTGCGCTTGTATGTCCTACCTCGCCATATGGTGCAACGAGTCCGGAGACGATACGGCGCTCGGTATCGGCAGCTTGGATTTCCTGACTAAACGTTAGTAGCACTTGTATCCCCTAGCGGTGTTAGTTGTTCCATTTGTCGAGCTTGATTTACATCGATTAAATCAAGGTTTAACATTTTCTCGATAATATCTAAACGGTCTTTTGCATCGACACGTAAAAACGTATCGTCTACTGCAAAACGCACCTGATTAGAACTATTTGTAATATCGTTCATTGAGAGACGATCCTCAATAGCAGAGATATAAGGCTGTAGAGAATAAGCTACAAACTCTTTACGGCCATCTAAAATATTTTGGTATGTCATTGAGTTATTCATATCCGCGCTAATTAGGTAGCTAGGGACGTTCATCGCGCGGCTAATTTCGGTAGCGAGGTATTGGCTAAAATCTACGTAGCCCATCTCTTTAGGTGAAAAGCCGATATTTTCCGCGGTCAAAGTGGACGTTAAATATGCCGTACTACGATTTCTGCGAGCCGAGTTCCAACCGGCTAATATGCCTTGGATTTGTGACTCAGGCAGATCAGCGCCATTATTTTTCAATATCGTAGTAGCCATAGGCGTGGCTGCAGATACAGCGGCGGCCTTTTGTACATCCCACGCAGCCTTAATAGTTGTACTTGCAGACTGTAATACTCCAGGTAGTAAAGATTGGAAAGTTACAAGAGATCCGATACCGGACATAGGTACAAGCTGACCGTCTACGAAATAATCTTGTACTTCGGTGCCGTATTTATTAGTAGTGTAAGTAACGCGGTTATTAGCTACCCACTCAAAGCCCGACGGCCTGCCATCATCGGCATACAAAGAAGTAACGCGCCAATATGCAACCGCATAAAACATAAGGCTATCTACGGTCGCGCTTATAGTTACGCTACGAGGTTGGCGCTGATCCGGTTGCTCTAACCAAACCGGTGTACCTAATTTCTCGCCGGTTGATTTTTTATATAATCCTAAATCGATACTAGAGATAACTCCGGCTACAAGGTTACGGCATCGAGCTACGCTACTTACTTGCAGTGCAAAATTACGATCGATACCAATACCGTTATATCCAAAAGAGCTATTAGTATTAAACGATCCGTAGCCGTATGTAGTATCCATAACGGCCGGGGCATACTGAGCCTCTACGGTCTGCTTTTCAGCTGACTTAAAACCTAGAGTTTGTAATAGTCCCATAGTCTCCATTTTCCCATATTGTCAAGCATAATTACGGTTATGCGTAGCGTGTCTAACTGTATACTTTAGCCTCACCTAAAGGCTGGGTAAGTACGTGTACGACCATACTTAAGCCGATAGCAATATCAACCGGGCCGGCCGATTTACGGCGGATAATTCTCCAGCTCGCATCGCTTTCTTTAGCAGCGCAGTTAGCCATAGAGGTAACGAGCTCATCTTGGCCCGAGTGCACGAGCCGTTTATTAGCGAGAGCCTCGTAGAGATCCCCGGAGGCCTGATAACCCTTAGTCCCGGATATATCCATAATCTGTATACCGTTTACCTCAAGGCGTTTAGCGATTGAGGCAGTCGTGTACTTGTCATAAGCGACGGCTCTCGGGTAGTAAATCTTGGCCCACTTGGCAATAGCGTTAGCTACAAAGAGCTCATCGATAGATACCTCGGAGTGGAATATCTCGAGGACCGCTACGCCTATGCGACCATCGGGAAGTACTTGGCCCATCACAAGC